GTGTTTTCATAATCTTACAAGCCGCACGGATACCGTTTACAGTTGTAGTTTTATTGCCGTCAGCATCTGTTTTAAGTTTGAGCTTTTTCATCGCAACAACAATACTAGATGCGTAAACGAAACCTTGTCCACCACTAATTTTGTCATCTGGATCAAACATGTCTTGACTTGCGTAAGTGTGGTTAGTACAAACCATGCCTACGTTATAGCTACCAAACATATTAACGCAATTACGAACTAGTGCTGTTAGTGCTTTAGGCTTACGGCCCATGTCACCTTTCAAATCACCTGCTTCAAATTGATTAATATCAGTTGGTGTTAGCAACATACCCAGTGAGTCAATAACGAAAAGAACTTTTGGACGATCTGTCATTTCTTTATACTCTTTCATGAATTCATGAATAGTCCTTGCGACGTCATCAATCATAGCCATGTTAAGTTTAAGAAGTTTTTCTTCGCTTGTATCTACACCAAGTGCGTGTAACCAAGATTCATCAAGTGCGTTTTCGCTGTCAACTAATACAACAAAAATGCCTTGTTCTTGTGCGTGTCTTACAATATTGCCTGAGCAAATATAAGATTTACCTGCACCACTTTCACCAGCAAATACTGTTACTTTGCCAAGAGGAATACCCTTGTTAAAGTCACTGCTGATCAGGTAGTTGAGTGCGTAATTACCTGTTGAAATCCAGTCTGTAGGATCGTTAAAACCAACACCAAGCCCATCAATAGACTTAGTGAGGGTTTTACGAAACTTAGACACATCAAATGCCTTAGCCATTCGTAAACCCTCCTAAATGTTATTGTTTGTTCTGACGTGAACGGATTGCTGCCAAGATGTCTTGGGCACGTTCGCTACTTGGTGACTTAGTTTCTTCAGCAGGGGCTTTGTCTTCCCACGGTGCTGTTTCAACTGCTTCAGCTTTTGGAGCTGCCGCTGTTACCTTTGGAGCTGTGTCAACTGCGCCTACATCGGCTTCAGGATCTGCGTTACGACCAGTACTGGCCATACCTGCTGGCTTAAAGTATTGTCCCCAACGATCCATGTCAAATGCTTCGCCATCAACAGATGCTTCAAACATCTCTTTGATAACTTTCAATTCAACTTCGCCTGGTTTCTTTGGAAGGAAATCACGCAAGTTGAACAAGCCATTTGCTTTAACTGCATCTTGTTCATCATCGCCAAGAGCACGTTCACGACGTGACCACTTTGATGTGCTGTAATCAGCATAACCACCTTTGGTAGTTTTAACAATTTTGAAGTCCAAGCCACGCATCATGTCTGTTGGCAATTCTTCAATCTCATTATCCATCAAAGCACCTTTAATAATATTAAAGATTTGTGGACCAATAATGAATCTACGAATTGGATTTTCTGGTGTGCGGTCTTCTTTGAATTTACCAGCATCAACAACAAAGCCTTGGAAAACGTAAGATTTCTTTTTCCAATATTTACGACCCATGTCTTCCAAACTCTTGTCCTTAAACCAAGGACGTACTTCAGTTAGGATTGGGCAAGTCTCGCCCCACATTTCCATACATGGAACTTGTACTGTTACAGGACGTGAATCTGTTTGACCTTTAACTCCAGCGAATGGAAGTTTGATCATGGCACGTTCTGCCCAGAAAAATGTGTTGCTTGGATCGTTGTCTGGAAGGAAACGGACAGTTACTTCTTGTCCTTCTGCGATATTCCAGTGTGGGAAAATGGCGTTGTCGCCACCTGTTTGACCGCCGGATTGGCGTGTGTTCTGCTCTTGAAGTTTTGCTCTAATTTCTGCTAAAGATGCCATAATAGTTTCTCCTTTTAATATGTGCCTTTATTTGCCTTACTTTGTAATATGCCACTGCATAAAACAAAAAGCGCATACATGTTATTGTATACGCTTTTATTTATCAAGTCAACAAAAATTTAGATTATTTTTGAAATTATTTCTTCTTTGGTTTTGCCATATCTTTTTTGGTTTTGTCATCTTTGCTGTGTACTGCACAAGTTGATTCAGTGTCTTCACAAGTGCATTTTGCCTTTGCTTCTACAACTTTTTTCATACCAGATAGTTTTAAAATATCATCTAGCTCTACGCTTTCTTCTGTTTTATTCATTGCCTTTTTAATTGCTTTGTCAATTGAACCAGCATGTTCTTCTTCGCCAGTTTCGATTTTGCCATCTTCGTCGTAATCTCTTTTAGCTTTCTTTGATTTAGCTTCTGCTAACACAGGAAGACCACTTAGTCTGCGAATGTCTTCAAATGCGTCTCTTTCATTGCGATCCATATCATGTTCTCCGTGTTGTGATCCTGAATTATTACTTTCGATGTAAGCCTCAATTGCTCTTGCTTCTTTTGAGCCATCTTCGATGTCAAATTCTTTCAATGCTTTAGTAAGTACACCTTGTACTCCTAAAGGATATAATTGTGTTTCTGCATCATAAAATCCATCAACATATTGTTTAATTGGATTCTTAGATTTTTCAACCACTGCGTGTTTCTCATCTTGTTCAATGTCTTCGCCTGGGGCGCCAACTTGATCTTCGATACCTTCTTTTTCTGCACCAAAGCCAGTGTCGTCAGATTTAATACTGCCGCTTTGTGCCTTGCTACGTAAGTTAGCTAAGAACTGTGCATCATCATCTTCTTCACTGTTCTTCATGCCTTTTAATTCTGCATCAATATCTTGGTCACTCATTGCACTACGTTTTGGTGCTGGAGTGTTACCAGTAATACGATCCCAAGCAGCCATTGTTCGTTCATCGCTAACACCCATCATTGGTAGTGTGTTAAAGAACTCTTGTTCAACTTCTTCTGGCTGTACTTGACCAGATTTAATTGCACGAGCAACTGACTGCAAATATTCCATTGCGGCCTTTTTCTCATCTGGAGTTTGATCGCCGGATTCTTCTTTTGTTGGCTCTTCAGCATTGTTGGCATCTTTAGCTGAATTATCTTGATCTTTTTCTTTGTTACTTTGATAAACAGCGTTGCCTGCAAGTCCAGCTCCAACTGTGCCAACTCTTGTTACAGGGTTAGTTGCAAAGCTAGCAATTGCCTTACCTGCTACATCGCCGACTTTACTTAATACTTTTCCAACACCGTCAAGTTTGCCTTCGTCTGTAATATCTTGTTGTTTCAATCCGGCCATTTTGCGGATGTCGTTTAATTCATTATTCATTCCCTGTCCTTCTTCGTATTGTGAATCTTTATAAGCATCATGGGCCGCATCGCCTGCGTCAACATCCATGTCACTTTGATAATCCATTGCTTGCTCGCCAAATTGATTATTAAGAATTTCTTCTACTTCGTCAGCTAACACAGGGTTATCTAATGGTTGTCCCGCAGAGTCTGTTAATGCAACATCCATCCATTGAACAGGATCGTCATATTCATTGCCATCGCGAACAGTGGTCGCAGTTGCCATAAATGTTTGACCATCAGCTTCTACTTGAAATTGATTGCCGCCAATATATTGAACTTGTGGACCATCGCTAGCTTCATCTAAACTTGCCTCAACAACTTCCTCAGCCCATTCATTAAATTGGTCTTCTGGAGTTGCGCTATAATTTTCGTCTAACTCTTCTTCAACTTGTTGCTCGCCTACTACATCTTCTAAATTTAATTCGCTTGTTTCTTGCATAATTTTATGTAGTAGTGGGAACACATCTGCAATATTCTCTTGGAAACTTTTTACTGTGAATTTGTTTTTGTAATCTTCCATTGTGACTTCGTCTATTACATTATCAGTTGACGGTGCTTGGAAGCTTTCTTTATATGCATCGTAATGATGTTGTTTGGTCATCCTACGCATTGTTTCTTTTAGGCTTGCTAGTCTTTCATTTGCTCGACCCACTATGTGGTTAGTATCACTGTTCATTAAATCGTGATTGCCAACGTAACGTTTAAAACTAGCCAACTGTGCAATTTCCTTACTCATTTCAACAATGCTGTTACCAACATCATCATAAGGTACACCGCCGTTAGCCACGTGACGTAACATACACTCTGCGCCTAGTTTGTGAATAAATGGATATTTGAAACGCTCACCTTCTTTATTTTGAACGAACAAACTCTTAATGTGTCTGCTACGTGCGCCAGGAATAGTATCATCAACTGGGCCAGTATGTATGATTATTAATTTTGTATTGTCTAATGGCTTGTAACTAGTTCTGCTAGTGCCAAACATTGCTGATTCACTCATAATTGGTCCTTTGTTGGCTAGGTAGCCAAAATCATTTTTATCTAAATTTTCTTTACTAATGTCTCGTGCATCAAGACTCATTATTCTTTTCATGGCAAATTTTCTCATTTCTTTTAAGAAACCAAACCATTGCTTACCAATAAAATCGTCCGCACTTTCAAGTATGTTACGATTGAAATATATCTTTAAACGTCCAGGTTCTTTAATATTGATACTAACTTTGCCTAAATTCACACCTTCAAACACAGCATCAAAATTGAAGAATCTTCCCTTGGTAGCTTCGAAAGTAGGAGTCCCATCCTCGTCACCCATTTCCATTGTAGGGAAACGACCACGTATTTTATAGAAAAGGTCCTGTGCAATAATGTCTTGATTAATCATATAGCTATTTATATTGTTTAACTCATGAATATGGGCATTGGTAGAATCTCTTCTTCCCCATTTCTTAGTAAATCGTACACCGCCGGATCCCAGTCACTTAAAACGCCCAGCATTCTAATAGCCAGTAGCATACACATGACCAAGTCATCATGCTCCCCGCTTTTTGCTTTAAATGTAATGCCTGCCGCTATAAATGCCTTTAATTCGCTGATTAATGGGCGGCTTTTGATCTGAATTGTATTAGTTTCAATTAACTGTTTAAGTTTGGAACAAGCTGATATCTTAGTATTGTGGGTAGTATTAAACCCTTTTCGATACTTACGAACGTGTCCTCTGCGTATTGGCTCACTGACAAATAGCCCTGGGATATTTTCTTCCCCTATCTCATTGATAGCAATTAATGCGGCTTCTCCCAGTGTATTATTTTCCACACTGTAATATACTTTAGGACTGTTTAAGGTTCCACCCAAGTTATCGCTTATGTACTTGCAAATTTCTCTTAGTATGCGAACTTGCCCCTGTACAGGGGTTGTGTTATGATGCCACTCGGCAATTTGTACCATACCAGGAAGTTCAAACACTTGAATAGCCGCATAGTCCCCACCAGTGCCTAAACTAGGATCCATTGCCACAATATAATTCTTATCGTGTTTAATTTTACCATACCAGCGTGTTTGTCCCATTTTTAAAATAGGATCTTCGCCTTTCATGTTGCTTAATGTAATACTGTTAATCAGTGTTTCGTCAAAAATCAAGAACTCACATTCATGTTCACGACGGAATCGTTCTTCACCAATACGTGACTTTTCTTCGTCTGCCCATTTTTGACTACGTTCTGGATGTTCACTCCAGTGAGCTTTGAATGAATGGAATCCGTTAGTACCTAAATCTTGTTCGTTACCAAATTCGTCAAAACGTTTTTCAGCTTCTTTCCAAATAATAGCAAATTGGTCTTCGTCACTGTTTGGTGTTGAAGTAATAATTGCTTTACCACCTGTGGCTAGTGTAGGTGATATTGAAGTCCAGAATTCAGTGGCAATGTTTGGAGCAACGAACGCAAACTCATCACAGTATAGTAATGATATTGACATACCACGACCAGTATTCTCTGTTGTAGTAGTTGACACGATACGTGAACCATTGTCAAACTCAATGCTACCCTTGTTATAACTTGTAACACCTGCACGTAAAAAATCTGGACATAATTCATATGCAAAACGTATACGTTGCATAATTTCCTGTGAACCAGTATACTTGTGTGCCGCAATAAGAATAGTTGAATCTGGGACAAACATAGCATACCACAACAGATAACCCGCCGCTGTTGTAGACTTACCAGTCTGACGTGGCATCATGTTAATGTTAAAACGGAAGTTGTGATAACTGGATAATAATCGCTCTTGAAATTCAAAAGGAGCAAACTGCATCTTACCTCTTGTAGGATGCTGTATCCAGAAAAAATTCTTAATGAAATGCTCTGGCCCAGTCACGGGGTCTGCACAGGCTAGCATGTGAGCAATGTCTTCTTCAGACCACTTTTGCTTTACATGTGCCTTTTTAATTAATACGCCGTCTAAACTTTTTGCCATATGTTTGAAACAAAAGCCTGCACAAGGCAGGCTTTGTTATTTCCTGTTAGAAATATTTATTGGCCGTTCTTAAAAGCTTCATAGGCTTTGAAAAGACCGTGTGTTACTGGATCTACTTCTGCTACGCTTTCTTTAACTGCGGGTGATCTCTTTAAAGGATTGTCACCACTACGTGCTGGCACGTGTGCCATATCGTCACCGGATAAACGTTGGAATTTTTGTTCCCAACTACCGTATCCTGGCATAGCTGTTGGATTTGGTTTTGTAGTTGCATCTTCAAAACCTTCGTGTGTTTTCTTTTCTTCGTCATCACCATTGATTAGATCTGGATCGCCAGCAACTACATCGATATCAGTTTCATCTTCTGGTGTTTGTGGATCATCCATTTGAACGTCTACTATAGTAGGCTCTTCTGCACCCATTGTGTCGTCTGGATTTGCAGTCATAATGTCCATTGCTCGCATCATTGGCATTGGTTCAACTTCTGGCATCATACCAGCATCAACTTGTTTTAATCCTGCTAGTTGTAAAATACTTGCTAACATACCAGCAACTTCTTCGCCTGTACTAGCACTAGCACTGATGTTTAATGTTGCGTTTGTTGGAGTAGACATTCCCATTCCGCCGCACTCACTTAAATTCTTATTTTCTACTAATGTCATAATTGGTTTAGCCTTTGTTAGTCCTGATGTTACGTCACGTTCTGTAATTGGTTTCAATCCAGAAAGTTTTAAAATTGCTGACATGCTTTCATATGCCATACTTTCTTTTGGTTCTGGTTTTAACTCTGGTAATCCATCGTCTATTGCGGTGGGTGCAACAGGTGTTTCTGGAGTAGTAGCTGTGGGTTCTGTCTTCTTTGAGCCAGGTCCCCATAGTTTTCCATAACCTGCCATACCAGCATAATCTTTTACAACATCAGCACCGTAAGTGTCACTTCCCACGTTAGTAATTAATGGAGAAGCAACAGCAGTGGTTCCAGCTAGACCGGCAGTGCCCTTAACTACTCTACTTACAGGTTTAGTTAAATCTGCTATTGCGTCTAGATTTGATGCTAGGCCTGTTGTTTTGTCTGCAAAATTCTTTGGGTCTTTACTAGGCGTAGTTGATACTGCAGGGGTTGATTCTGGAGGATTTAGTGCTGATTTTTCATCGTCAATTTGTCGTTGTAATCTGGCACGTTCAGATGCTTGTCTAGTTGCAAGTAATTCTGCTTCTAAGTCAGCTACCATTTCTTCATGACTTTTACCTTTTGGTGCAGTCTGTACTGGATTATCAACTTTGGTAGGAGTAACAGCCGGTGTGTCATCTGCTTTGGTAGGAGTAACAGCCGGTGTGTCATCTGCTTTGGTAGGAGTAACAGCCGGTGTGTCATCTGCTTTGGTAGGAGTAACAGCCGGTGTGTCATCTGCTTTGGTAGGAGTAACAGCCGGTGTGTCATCTGCTTTGGTAGGAGTAACAGCCGGTGTGTCATCTGCTTTAGTAGGAGTGACTTTAGCTTCTGGCTCTGCTGTCTTTTTAGGAGTTGTCTTTTTAGGAGTTGTCTTTTTAGGAAAATCAACATTGGCAAGTTTACGAATGTCGTCTAGTTCCGCATCTGCACTTGCATTCTTATCTGCTTTAGGTTTGACCGTTTTTGGAGTTGCTTGTGGAGGCACATCAAATCCAAGTTCTGGTTCAACACGATCTACACTTCCCGCATTAGTCTTTGGTTCTTTCTTCCCAGTCAGTCTGTTCCAGACATATTTTAAGTCGTCTAAACTACTAGCGCCAGCCTTACTGCCAGCCGCAACATCGCCCGCATCATCGGCAGCACCAGTAGGCTTACCTTTAGGAACCTTTACTTTTGCTTCGATTAAGTCATTCATTTTCATATTATTTTCCTACCTTGTATTGAGTCAAAGTTAATACTCTATTTAATTCTTCATTTGCTGACTTTGATTTTACATCAGCAGTTTCTTTACCTTGATATGGGAACCATTTATCTCTAGCCATTTCTGCGGCGCTGAGTCCTAATGACGTTGCTCCCAATACGCCTGTAGCAATTCCTGCAGGCACTGTTAACGGTGGCGCTACCATTGCGGCAGTAGTACCAAGTGCGGCAGTGTTTAGTGCCGCTTGACCGCCTTTTAACCACGCACCAACTTTATCACCCTTATCGCTTAATTCATATGCTTGACGTGCATCTGTTGGTATTGTAGGTACAGACAATGCTGTTAAAGCTGGACCTGCAGCCTTGCCCGCAAACTTTGTTACTGGATTATTTGCCACTTTAGTTACTACATCTTTAACTGATTGTGGTATTGCATTACTAACTGCGTCCACACCTTTGCCTACAGTGTCTTTAGTTGATTGCCAAACTGATTTGTTATCAGCACTAGCTGGCATAGTCGCTGTACCTGCTTCATTTAATAACTCTTCAACGACACTGTCTAAACGTACAATGCTTTCTGTTTTAGTTCCTGTTAGCTCATCATTCGCTAGTTTCTTTATTCTAGCAACCTGTTCAGCGTGCCATTTATCAAGTGTTGCTCTATCTACACCAGTGTCTGGTTTAACTGCTGGAGCATCTAAACTTCGAGAGGCTGATGCTGCCGGCACCGCATCGTCTGCTTTTACTTCCTGATCCGCTGGCGGGACTGCTACTGGTGCTGAAGTTTTTAATTTTGCACCTGCACGAATTTTATTAATATTATCAATGTTATTGAATTTTTTCAAATCGTCAATGCTTACACCTTTTTCTTTAGAAATCTTATAAAGTGTATCGCCTTTTTGTATATCGTAGTCGCCTTCTTTACCATCATACCAAGCACCTGCGCCTAAATTAAATTTTGGTTTTTCAGGCTTAACTACCGCTGGTGCTGCCGGAGCCGCTGGGGCTGATGCTGGTGCTGCCGGAGCCGCTGGGGCTGATGCTGGTGCTGCCGGAGCTGATGCTGGCTTCTCATTAGCTTTTTGATGTGCCGCTAACGCTTGATTTTTCTTAATTAATAACTCATCGCGTCTTTCAGTTGGTTGATCTTTACCAGAGTTGAACGCATCAAGTTCTCGTTGTACTCTCACATACTGTCTAACAGTTGGTTGAATAGTGGGGTCACTTAAAATTTCTAGTTTTTGTGCAGGCTTAAGGGATCTAAATTGTGGATCGTTAACAAACTCTGGATTGCTGTTTACTCTGTCAATATATTTTTTACGTCTTTCAGCTTGTTGCTTGGCTTTTTCTTCTGCGCTTAATTCTTCAGTAGTCAATTCTTCAACCACTTGTCCCATTTGATTTTTGAATGTATCAAAACTTTCTTGTGGACGTTTGCCCTGCATTGGCTGTTGATCATTACTGCCAACTGGTGCTGGCTTGTCAGGTATTTGTGAAGATGTGTTGCCACTTGTAGTTGGCTGTCCTGGAGCACCTTGTGGTGCAATAGTACCGGTTGTACCTTGTGCCACTGTTGCTCCTGGTGTTACTGGAGCATTTGTAGCTGTGCTACCTGCAACTGGTGTTTGCATAGCCATTGCTAACTCTGGGTTAGATCTTAAAATTTGTTGGTACAGTGTTGGGTTAGATGACTTTAACTTGTCAATACTACCTTGATCCAATTGTACAGGCACTGTGCCAATTGTATCTTCTGACAAACCATCCAAACGACTAATCAAATCACGGAATTGCATATTTTTATCCTTAAGCCTTTGAACTGCCTACAGGACTTTTTGATCCTGGAGAATTAAATTCAGGTGCGCTTTGTGGACCTTCTGTTGGAACTTTTTCGCCTTGTTCTTTACGACGAGCTTTACTATCTTTTGCTAATTCTTTTAAAAGATTGTTGTTATACTTTGCACCGTAATACTCATCTGCTTTAACTTTGCCAGCTTCTTTATAATTAGGATCATTTAATAATGCTCCTTTGCGTGGCTCTACTTCTTCCTGATATGCTTCAGTTGGTTCATTAGGATTACGTACTACTACATTGTCTGCATGTATCTTTAAACCGTTGCAGATATATTCATGTAGTTCATATGATGTTGCTGGGTAGCATAATGTTGTGTCAAAAATTGTAACTTCTTGATTAGTTAATTTTGGAAAGTCCAATGGCAATTTCTGCACAGGTGTTGTACTGCTTTTATCGAGGTTTTCAACCCCGTATTTTTCCAATAAAGTCTTTAACTGCTCTTGGCAATTTTCTACAAGTTCACCTGCAAGTTTGATCTTGAAAGAGTACTTCTTTTTGTTAAACGACTCTGTTATGTATTGTGATAGGCTTTTCATGTTCTAATCCCTTTAGATTATTTATCGATGTTTTTTAACTTTTGCAATAAACTATTGCGGTCAGAAACTATGAAAGCCTTGCCTTCAACAACACTTCCCTCATCTGAGGCATCGCCTCTATCGTAATCTAGCTTCTGTTTCTTAAGCTGAAGTTCAATCATCTTAAGTTTTTTATCTATTTTTGCTGATTTTGCATCAATAGCATTTTTCAGCATACTGCTGGCTACTTCAAATATCCTACTACCGTAACGTGCTTCAACGTTCATTCCCAGGTCCATCAAGTCGTCATAAGCATCAGTTGCACGTTGGGCCAATGCATCTAGCTCACTGTCACTGATATCTCCCAACCCTTTGACTTGCGGCAATGCGGCAGCAATCTTGTCAAATTCGTCAATGGTACGAAGTCGCTTTTCTGCACTGTCTTCAACTGTTTTTGGATCAATAATTTCCTCAGCAACTTTCTTTTCTGATGGAGGAAGATCCAATAATTCTTCTAGTTTCTTTGTCATTTTTTTCTCTTCTTTGGATTATGAAATATATCCTGCTCATTAATTATCCTAAAGATGATTCCGTTCTGCTTACACCAGGCGCCGGCCGCGGCCCACTTGGCTTGGTTCTTCACGTATTGAGCTTGATTATATACATTTTTACCAACTCGCTCCTTCAGCATTTGATTCGCTGGCTTGATTTCTACTAATTCTGTTTTCTTGTTACCATTCTTATCTTCGTATTGAATTAAAAAGTCTGGAACATATACTGTTTGTTTCTGTGTTAACGGACAACGATAGGGAATCCTAACGCCTTCACTGGCCCAGTTAGTAATGCTGTCATGGTTATCACACATGTGCATGAAATGCCATTCCCAACTACTGCGATAAGTTGGCTCTTTATTCCCAACGTATTTGCCGGGATTTTTTAAAAGAAATTTTCCTTTGGCAAACTTGGTTAGGCTCATGCTAATATATTTCGTTTAACGTGATCCACTGGAAATGTTTTCTTAATAGTGCCCAATGCACTTGTTTTTGCTCTATTGAAGTTTAATAAACTTATTAAAAAATCATTTAGTTGGATAGGATCGTAGTCACGTAATCCGTCAATTACTTGTTGTACATCGTAATTACTTTCTTTTGCACTCTTTAAAATAATGTACGCAATATTTTTGGCAGCTTCATCTGCAAAACCTTTGCTTTCTAAAAATCCAGTTAACACATCAACACTTTGTACATCAAGCTCAGTGGGTTGAGTGTAATAGTTGTCAAAGTATTGGACTACTTTGGTAATGTCACTGACAACTGCTTTAGGTGGTAAGTTTGAATATATAGTCATTATCTTTTAATCTGTGTAGAAGGATTTGAATCTGGTACTGTGGTTGAACCATTAGCACCTGCAATTGGTGTATTTGGAGATACCGTTTTAATTTGAGCACTAGTTTTACCTGTCTCTGTTGTTGAGAATGGAATGTTTAATCCTGGCACACTGCCGCCAATTGTATCTCCAACAGCAAATCCAATGCTTTGATTAATTGCGCTTTGCACTTGTCTAGATGCAAGATCACTGTTTAATGTTGTTGCTTTGCTGATTAATCTGCTTGCTTGTATAAGTGTTGCTAATGCGCCTCTTTGATCTAGTGGTGCATTTACATTTGTGCCCAACACGTCTGAGAATAAATTAGTTCCATCGTTAATTAAGCCATATGGGCCATACAATCCGCCATCGCCACGTCCAAATAATCCACCTATAGGACTTGGATTCAAATCGTAATGTAAATCAGTCCAGCCAGTTGGGTTAACTCTAGATATTCTGCCTTTTCCAAAGTAAACACCTTCATATTCAATTTGCACTTGATGTTCTAATAATTTGTTAGAACTCTGATCCATTTTGTCCATTTCCCAACCACGTATAACTGGATTGATCAATGTGTGGAGGAAAAATACTTTTCTACTCAACTGATAAATTTCAATACTTCTAATCAACGGTTCATCTGCTCTCACATCTAAACCATATCTTGCTGGATCAGTTGTGTTGTTGTAATTAATGCCATCAGGATTATTTGCACCAGTTAGCTGTTGTGCGTTTATTGGGTCTGGCTTTTTGTATCTATTACTTGGACGAATTGGATTTTTATTTTGTTCAACGTTTGTTCCACCATAGTAACTATCCGAACTATGATATTGATAATACATTTGCCAAAAATCTCTAACTAGACCAGAATTGTCATCATGCAATGACATATTAATTGGTGAATATTGCACTTTGGTATACACAGGCTGTTTTCTGTTATATACGTTTAGTGTGGGGCCTTCAAAGGATATTTTTGGTAAATCTACGCTCTTAACCAACATGCCCAGCTCTAAATCTCTCATGGACTTGGCCCAGGCATCTTTGTCAACTACATTAGGATTTAGGTTAAATTTTACAAAATATAAAAACCCGTGCTTAGGGGCAAGTCTGTAGAAGTTCTGTACATACAGTCTACTAGCGTGTGCAAAGTCCTTGAGATTAGTATCCGCTAAATCTCCAGAAACATTGTCTAATAAGTTGGTAAAGATATTGGCCATAACAATATTTAGTTAACAAAAAACCCAGCCTAAGCTGGGTTTTGAGTGTCTTCGACGATGCTCCCGAATTATTAACCTGTCAATGTTTGACGTAGAGCACGTCCAACAAATGTGCCAATACCGTTAGGATTACCAGCGCCATTCAATTGTAATGCATTGTCATATTGTACTGTTAGTGCAATATCAACTGGTGAGCTTTCTGCATAAGAAAGTTCATTGTAGTTAACATCAGTTAGGAAACAACCATATAATTCAAATGTTTCTAAAACACCTGGATCTGCCGCTCCGTTACCACCATCTAACAATTCAATACGCATTGTAAACTTGTAATCACTACCAGAGGCAGCTGATACTTGTTCCAACATGTCAAATTGTTTCTGTACTTGTTCACCAACTAAACGTGATACTTGACCGTTTACGTCATCACGTACACTCATTGTGATAGGTTGCCATGTATGCTTACCAGCATAGAATACTTTGCTGTTGTAAACATCAATAGTTTGACTATCAAACTGTACGTTAGGACGACTAACTGTCATCACTTGCTTACTCAATTCAGTTGTTGGTTTTGAAACGCCAAAGTTGTCCAAAAGTACACGGAATCTGTACTTGAGCTTTGGCATCAAAAGACCTTGGCTAGTTGCGCTTTGGCCTCCTGGAATTGGTACTGTAAATCTGCTTAGACTTGAAATTGCCATTTTATAAGCTCCTTATTATTGACGTGACTTAATATCACCAACATTCTTCAGTCTCAATGGAATGTAGATGAATTCAACTGCTTTCACTGGCTCAATCGCAATATCTACATAAAGCTGATTGTTGCTGATAACAGATGATGTGTTATTTGTTTCATCGCAAACTACAATGAAGTCGTAAATGCCGCGTAAGCTAACTAAGTCTAACATTAGGCTTTCGCATACATTTTTAATTTCACTACGTGTTTGCTTGTCGTTTGGTTCAAACAAGAACGGCTTAGTAATAATACCAAGTTGTCTACGTAGGTAGCTTACTAAACGTGCCACGTTGATTCTGTCTAAACTGCTGTTAACACCAGTCTTAGTATATTGACCAAATGCAACTAAACCTGCACCTGGAATATTTGTGATTGGGTTAATTTTAACTGTTGCCATTTGGTCACGAGTACCTTGGTTCAAGCTAACTGGAATAAAGCTACCGTCTTTTAAGTAACCTACGCTACTTGCGTTTGTTACACCACCACGGCGTGTACCAGCTGGAGCAAACCATTGGAAACTACGTTGATCACTAATTGCAATTGTACGTAACATCATGTAGCTTGGAGGAACAACAACGTTGCTACCAGTTAGGTCAGTTGTTAAACCACTTGGGTAGTAAACTGCTAAATGATCGCTGTTTGTGTGCAATCCTAATTCGCCATCAATGCCACTGTTGTAATAGTCTGTACCATAATTAACAATGCTGTTAGCTGAACTATCTAAACGCATCGGAGTATCGCCAACAACTAGTGCTGTACCATTACGTGAGTTATTCAAGTTAACCATATCGCTAATTAGCTCTGGATATCCTGGGCAAGCAACTAGGTTAAAGAAGATGTTATCTTCATCTAAAATACGTTGATTGCTGTTCAATGTTGCTTTTAGTTGTCCTACAACATAAGCACGTTGAGCTTTACGTCCAAAGTATGCTACTTGATTTAAATCTTGACCGCTTACGCTGACCCAACGGTCTGAGAAATATGCAGGAAGATAACCTTCTTGTCCAACACTAGCTCTACCGCCCATTGGCTGTTCGTCATATCTTGTATTGATACCATTGCTGTCAATATAGTTACGCTTGTATTGTTTGATGTTGAAACCACTTCTACGTGTATTCCACAATAACATATCACGTGGATATGCTGTTGGATCTGGAGCATCAAAATCTACAAAGTCACTAACTGCCAATTCTGCAATAGTACTTGCTTCAGTTGCATCGCCACTTGTTGCCCAACGTGCATCAGCAAAAATAATACCATAAGAACTAGTATGATCAGTTGTGTCAATTGAGTCCCAAGTTTTACTTGTATTGTTCCAACGCTTGATGTTTTTACCATATGCGTCTTGGTCACTAGAATCAACCCACAAATCACCAACCACACGGTTAGTCTTGCTTGGTGTGCTAGCACTTACAATTACACGAGCACCTGCGTAAATCTGTTGTAGACCTTTCCAGCTTGTACCATCATGAATCATAATATCTACTTGGTCTTGATAGCCTGCGTACCACAATGTACCATCTGCTGGAACACTGTTTGGTTGTACAGCACTTGCCAAATAACCTGAATCAGTATAGTCTGCTAAAGAAGCCCAGTTGCTTGCGCGGTATGTATAAGCTGAGCCTGTTGGTGCATCAAATAATCTTACATCACGTGAGTTGCCGTCAACAAACTTCAATGTTGTTAATGGTGTACCAGTAACGTTAGTGATATAAATTTCACCGCCAGTTGCATGAGTCAATGTAACTTGATTGCTAGTATTCACTGTTGCTGATAAGTTAGCAAGTCCTGAACTGTTAACTTTTGCTACAAATGTATCTAATGTATCTGTATCAGCAAGAACAATATCAGCAGTAAACATTGCAGATGTTCCTGGTTTTGAAACACCAATTCTCAATGTACCATCATTTGCACTGCCAAATGCTACGTTTGTGCTTTGTGCAAGACTTGTAACAGTTGTTGCACCAGAGTAAGCACGTACCATTAGTTTGAAATTAACAAGACCGTCAGATTCAAAATTTGTATTGGCAAATAGTGTGCCAACTGCAATATTTGTACCACCACCAACTGGGTCTAATCCCAACAATGCTGATTCAAATCCTTGAAAAATTTGTGTTGTCTTGGCTTCAAATAATTGTGTGTCACTATTAAACTTAGACACGTACCATTTTGCGCCGCTGTTATATTCAGTTGTTTTAACCCAAACACTGCCAGTTGATGCTGGACTTGTATCATTAGCTTTCCATTCTGGAACTCTTGTGTGTGAACTAAACTGTACTGCTGGACCATAATATGTACCAGCCGCAGAAGCAAAATATGTTTCTAAAACACTAGCTGTTACGTTGGCAATATAAACTGTACCGCCTTCTGTATTAAACAATTGAATTTGATTATCAATAACTTTACATCTAATTGGGCTTGCACTTGTTAAGTCTAATGCAATCTTAGCCGCAATAGCTGACGCTGTGCTTAATCCATCTAATTCAATAACTTCAAAATCAGTGTCATCTACACCAACTCTAATTGAACGATTACCTGCGGAGTAAGTACTGATCAATGCCAATGTTACTACTGGATAGCTTGATGCCCAGTCTGTTGCTTTCCACAATGTATCGTTAGAATATGCTGTTCCAGTATGTACACTACCAACTGCTACCCAATTTGCATCGGAATTTTTGTACCATAATGCATTTGATTCGCTAGCAGTTACCACTGCGTATGAACCAACTACACCAATGCTTGACTTAGGTTGATATGTTGTTGTGTTAACAACATCAGTTGTATTGTTTAATACTGCAACTGTTTGGCTAGAAAATGTTTCCGTATCAGCATTCCACTCAAATACGCCAAGACGTGTCTTAGCAGTGTCTAACCAATATGTGCCATTATCTGGGTTACCTACTGGGGCAGTTGCTTTGCTTTGAATACCAGCCAAATCAACATTTGCTCTTAGAACATAAGCACTGTTGCTTGCTCCTAAGAAGCTGTATGCTGAGAATAAACCATATTCACTCAACTCACTACCTTGAATTGCGTTGCCGCTTGCATCTTTCTGGAATGTAGGTGTTCCAAAACGATCTGTTAAATCTTTCTGACTTGTAACCAAATACAAAGTGCCAGCATTTGCTGCCAATGTACCTGCCGCTACTCCAGTACCTGAAGCATTAGTTTTATCCTGTGCAGTTGCAAAAAGGATAAGGGGTACCGTGCCTGGTTGGGCAGGATTATAAAAACTTTCATCAATGACGTTTACTTGTACGCCAGGTGATCCTAGTTGTGCCATAGTGTTAATCTCCTTAGGGATCGTTGTTCAGTAATATTTAGTGATATTTCCAATAATCTGCGTGTTATATCACAACGAAAAGGGCACCAAAAGGGCTAATTATTAATATGAAACGTCCATTATGTAAAAAATGTAAAAAGAATCTTGCCGCAGTCAATTACCACAAGCAAGAACGTACATATTATAGAAGTATGTGTGATAGTTGTGCCCGCGGTACAACTGTGCAGGCTCCTAGATGGACTCGTGCAGGATATAAGAAAAAGAACAAGTGTGATAAGTGCGGATCAGTCAGCAACCAATCAGTCGTATTCGACGTATATCACATTGACGGGGATTTAAACAATTGTTCGCACACGAATCTAAAGACTGTGTGCGCCAACTGTCAAAGAGTTCTAGTTAAGCAGGGACTAGGGTGGAAACAGGGTGATCTGACACCTGATTTCTGATAGCTTCGTAAAGCTCATCAATAGTGCCATTGTTCTCTATCACAAGATCAATATCACCGCCAACCCAAGCGGTTTCGCTAGCATGTATTCCTAGATTTTCAATCTTATGTTTGCTCAGTGCCCAGGTCATATTGCCCACTTGGCCTTTGTTCATGCTCACTGCGGCATCATACCAGTCGGGCTCAGGACCACGTTTTACACGAATAACTTTTCCACCCGCATTGTGAATGGCTTTGATTTCGTTAGGAAAACGTACATCGCTGATAACAATATTATCGCCTGTTTTACGCATCTTGTTTTCTAATGATGCAATCCAAATATCATCGTGAAAACCAGCACGACAAACTTCAGTACCCCAATACTGTAAGATCCAACGTGGAGTAAGATTAGGCTTACCCAGACGTTCTGCCCACCACGGGTCTACTTGTTCTCGCCATTCGCGGGCTTCTTTTGTACGCCCTTCCAGCATAATGCGGTCCCAACCAAAAACAGCTGACACCGCATCTTTTAATGTGTTTGCGAACGAGTCGCGTCTAAATTCGTGAAAATTAACTAGATAGTCTGCGGCAGTATCTTTGCCGGAGCCAATGAAACCTACAAACCCTATAATCATAGTATCCCCCAAGGTATACTATATTTTATGTTATTTTTGTTACAGAGTCAAGTCTTTTGATTAGCCAACGATCCAGGTATAACCACTTTGTCCTGAACGATCATATTTCAAATCGTCTTCAAGTTCTTTGGCTTTTTCTTTACCTTCTGCTTTCATAGCAGTACCGTTAAGCGTTGTTCCGCCAGTTGGGCTAGCAATAGTTCCAAACTTTTCACGTGCTTCACCAATCATAATTTTACAGTTGGCTAACGTATATTCTTTAATCCATATGCCAGCGTATGTATCTTGCAGTATGGAAAAGTCTGGACGATTATTGGACAAGCGCAGTAATACACGCTCATTACTTTGTGGACGTTGTTGTAGAACTAATTTACGGCTAGTTGGGTTGTAGACAAAGTTGATAAAGCTACCAAACATTTTGCCCACTAATTTTTGGTATCCAGCAAACAGATAATATGTTGCTAGTCCGCCCATACTTGAACTAGACAACAAGTATGTATTTGTGTATGCTAAGTTGAACGGCTCAAATAATGTTCCGCCATCTCCGCCGCCTGTACGTGAACCAATACTGCGTCTAAATATTTCACGTATGTCCTGCACTTCTTTAGGCATGATATATTCGTTTTGATCCATTACTAGATCTAAAAACGCATAGCTATCTTCTACGCTGTTTGCGGCTCTCTGTCGATAGAATGCTAAAGCCTTTTCCAAAGCAATTTCAAAATGCTTTGGGTCTAGCTCGATATCAATCATTCCGTCACCCAAGAACGCTTTCACGTATTCAAATACGTGTTCTTTTTCTTCTTTTAAAGTATCGATTAGTTCACTCATACACATATTTACCTATTTAGAATATCAATAAATAGTAGACTATGCCAAGACTAAGCCTTTACAGACCCGAAAAAGCCCACGATTATAAGTTCTTTGACCGTACCATTCTCGAACAGTTTATGGTTGGCGGAACTGATGTCTACATCCACAAATATTTGGGTCCAAAAAGCCCCGATGCCGCAGATGCTACTCCTGACCAGCCCGTACTAGATGGTGCAATTGGTGAATTAGGAATACAGGATTTATTACTGTTAGAAAATAGAGATAGACATTATAGCGATGACGTATATGTAATGCGTTGCATTTATAATATGCAACAACTAGACTGGAGTCTAAGTCAATTTGGTTTATTCTTAGCTAACGATACGATTTTTGTACATTTCCATTTAAACGATTCAGTTAAACAAATTGGTCGTAAACTTATGAGTGGCGATGTGCTTGAGCTTCCGCATTTAAAAGATCCATATGCACTCAATGACGCAACGGTTGCTATGCGTAGATTTTACGTTATTGAAGACGTACTGCGTCCAACAGAAGGATTTAGTTCCACTTGGTATCCACATTTGATTAAGGTCAAATGTAAGCCACTAGTCAATAGTCAAGAATATACAGACATCGTTAACAAGACTGCGGCTGATCCAATGAGCCCATATGTACAAGACGATCCAGGATCACTTGCAGATTTGATGAACAGCTTTAACAGCATGACTGACATTAATAATGCTATTATTGCACAAGCAGAAGAAGATGCTCCAATGAGTGGTTATGACACTGACCACTTGTGGATGATACCAGTTGATGAAAATGGTAAGATAATGATTGCTGACGATACAATGGATGGAATGACATTGTGGGACGCTTCAGATTTTTATGTAAAAGTAAATGGTGTTTATACAGATGATAATGGTCAAGAAATTACGAATCCAACACCAGAACGTTTAGCATTATACGGTGTCCCAGTTATTGACACTAGCCTTACACTAAAGAGTCCAAGACAAAACTATTACCTAAGCTACATTGGTGGAGATATTAAGCCGCCTAACGGATATAGATTAAATGGCATGGGCGCACAATTCCCAGATACAGCAACACAGGGCAACTTCTTTTTGCGTACAGACTTTGCTCCTAATAGACTGTTTAGATATGATGGACGCAAGTGGGTCAAATTTATTGACAAACTGCGTATGACAATGACAAACAACAACAGTAGATTGACACAGAAGTTAAGTTTCATTAATAACACTAATAAAACAGTTATTGGAACTAAAGAAATGGATGAGCGTCAAACACTGAGCAAAGCAAAAGACTTTGGTAAACAATTAAAACCAACCCCGGATAATATATAATGCAACATTACTATGATGGTCAAATAAGAAGATATATTACACAGTTTATTCGTGCAATAAGCGGTGTAAGCTATGCTGATGGTGCAGGTAATTTGCATGAAGTTCCTGTTCGTTTTGGTAATACAAACAAACAGGTAGCAAGTATATTAAGACAAAACAGTGAAAACTTTTTAGCACAGGCTCCGTTTATTGCTGTGTATGTACAAAGTTTAGAATTAAGTCGTGCTCGTATGCAGGACCCAACGTTTGTAAGTAAGTTACAGATACGTGAACGTGACTACGATTCAGTTACTAATCAATTCACTGCTACTAAAGGCACAGACGTAACAGTTGAACGCTTGATGCCAAATCCATATCAGTTAACTCTTAAAGCTGATATTTGGACAACTAACATTGATCAAAAATTGCAAATACTTGAACAACTGATTGTGTTGTTTAATCCTGCAATTGATTTACAAACTACTAGCAACTACATTGACTGGACCAGTTTATCAACTGTAGAACTAACAAATATTGAATATACTAATCAAGTTATTCCAACTGGCGACCAAGAAATGGAAATTGCCAGCTTAACATTTATGACTCCAATATGGTTAAGTCCTCCTGTTAAAGTTAAAAAGATGGGAGTCATTACCAGTATCATTGCCCGTGTGTTTGATGAGGATGGTAACTATTCTAACGATATACTTGCTGGTTCTATGATTAGTAGACAAGCAGTGACCATTGATGGTTATGGAGTATTAGTGACTAACAACAGTTTAGATCCAGGTGCTCCAGACTATGTTGCACAGCTTCTAAATCATGTTGAAGGTATTAATACATCATTTGCAAATAAAAGCACTAAGTTAGGTTTAGATATTAATTGGCGCATGGTATTAGAAAAATACCCAGGAAAATTTACTGCTGGACTGAGTAAATTAGCATTCACTAAACCTGATGGCACCACTGCTGAAGCACGTTTACGTTTGGACACTGCTGACGAACGTCTTATGCATTTGACATTTAACGAGCAAACATTACCAGCAAATACAATTATTCAAGGTAAAGGATATATTAACGCAATTATTGATCCAACTAAGCCGCTAACATCTGAATTAATTAGTGGTATGAGATTTTTAATTTTAGAAGATATCAACCCAGCAAATAGAACATACGATTCAGAACAAGATAACACATATGAAGCAGGAGTAATTTTGCCTGGTGTCAAAATGTGGGGTAGTTTTGTTGCACACGCAAACGACATAATTGTTTGGGATGGCAGCGAATGGCACGTTATTTTCAATAGTCAAGCAACAAGTACATTGACCTATATAACTAATTTGTACACAGGGGTGCAATATAAGTGGGACGGGGTAACCTGGACTAAGAGTATGGAAGGCACTTATCCTGCAGGAAATTGGCGAATAGTTCTATGACAGACAATGTAGTGTGTAGCGGTGCTTTATTTTATGCTACATCAACTAAAAGATTTTTATTTTTATTACGTGACCAAGGCCGAACAGCAGGCACTTGGGGGATTGTTGGCGGACGTAAAGAAAAGTCAGATGCCAATGTATATGAAGCACTAAAAAGAGAAGTTGCAGAAGAAATAGGCGACATCCCTGTTGTTAAGAAAACTATTCCACTTGAATTATTTGTTAGCAAAGATGATAGATTCTTTTATCATACATACTTGCTGATAATTGAAAATGAGTTTATTCCTAAACTTAATCACGAGCACACTGGATGGGCTTGGACCACATTAGATGCTACCCCAAAGCCATTACATCAAGGCTTACGTACAAGTTTTGCTAACAAAACTATCCGTACAAAACTTCAAACTGTTTTTGATATTATAGATATAATTTAAACAAATACCTGTGTTGCAATTTGGATTAAAAATTGGCTGTACGTGTAGTTGTAATAATTATGGTCAATTGCTCCAGGAGGGCTGTTTGGATCGTCATCAGTTATAGTCTGTAACGTTGCCCGATTGCCTAAGTAAGTAACAAATGACTGTACCATATCTGTTGGTACTAACGTGTCATTAGTATTGGTTACAAAATAAAATTGTGCTGTAGAATTTTGTAAATTATTATATAAACTTGGTTCTCTACCAGCACTGGCCGTATAATTTGCAAATCTATATAATGGACTACAGTCTTGTCTCACTGCTAGGCTATTTTGAGTATATGTATCAATAAAGCCTTGAAGATCTGCGTTTAGTGTATATCTAACCCCGTATTCTAGATCCATTGGGCCAGCCATACTGACCACTGCTTTAATTTGTGGTTTGGTTAATTTAAGTCCAGCAGCCATAACTGCTATATGCCCGCCAGCACTGCCGCCAGCAACTATTAAACCTTTAGCATTAACCCAGTAACGTAACATACTCCAGATACTGCTGTAACTTGTTCCAGTATTATCAGTTGTCAAATACTCAATAACTGTTGCTATGTCATTGATCAGATTCATACCGTAACCGTTATGCGTAGAATTTGCTAATCTATAATTACAATTTACAATAATATAACCAGCATCTCTAACTAGATCTAATTGATCTGCAACGCCAATTCCTGTTTTGTCCCCCAATGTCCAACCACCTGGATGTGCAAATACAATTACTCCTTTTGGAGTTACTGGTGGAATATATATGTCTGCCTTTTGTAACATTTCATTACCATAAAGAACATCATTATAATCAGACAATGCAAACGGAACTTCAGCATTAATTCTTTGTGTAGTACCCACGCCACTAGTAGTCCATGCAGTATTACTAGACGCAGGGTTGTATAAAAAGTTATTAACTGAACCTTGTAGGCTTTTATAGTCAGTGTAACCTCCATCTGAATCAAATAACCTAGATTTTGTTCCAGTGTCCTTAACCCATTTTAATACATCTGCTTGTTTATAATATGGCCTAGACTCAAGCATACATGCTACAACGCCAGTGACTTGCGGACACGCTTGACTTGTACCACTAACTTTACCTGATACGTATGCTGAATTTCCTGGATAAGGAAATACTGGATATCCGTAAGTAGCAATAGTGCAATCAGTGGAAGGTAACGCACTGGTGATATAATCACCTGAAGCCCAAACATCTACTCTAGGTCCCGTATTACTAAAATCTGTTTTTGGTTCTTTAGAGTCTAATGTGGATAAGCTAATAGCCCCTACATTCACTACACCTGCACAACTACTAGGTGTGCCTCCTCTATGGTAATAATAATCAGCAAAGGATAGAGATACTCGATTGTCATAATCTTGACCTGATGGTTGATCCATTTTATGGCTGTAGTTGCCGGCAGCACCAACCATGATAATTCCTGCGTTAATACAGTCTAACATATCTGCTTCAACACTTGCTACTCTTGTTGGGAATACATATCTAGTTTGATTATTCAGCGTAGTTCGATTATATGGTGTTTGCACCATCCCGTAGTCTTCACGAAGTGCATTACCTGTCCATGGGACGCCTCTGTATACCCCGCCAACAATAAAATTGAGAGGATATGTCCCGTAATACGTCCAACTCATGCTTATAACTGTTGGTCGTTTTACTCCAGTGCTCTGTACAGTTTTATTGTTATGCCATGCACGTATGATGTTAAAACTTGCACCTGATGGAAATGAATCTGGCTCGTTTAAAATTTTCATACTGTAGATATTAGCCTTTTTAGCCCAACCATATAGTCTACCTGCGGCACTGCTAGCACAATGCGTTCCGTGACCATGTACATCTGCGTAGTACCCAGCACCTTGTGTATATGTCCCAGTTAATCCACTATCAACAGGCCAGTTAATTTGTTGTAGTCGACTAAGTGTTCCTTCTGGGTTTAACCATTCTGGATGGTCTGGCCGTATGCCTGTGTCCTGCACAACCACATCAACACCTTCTCCTGCTAAGTTATAGTTGTGAGTATAATTTAGTGTAGATGATTGAAATAAATTTGTAGTACTACTTGAGGCGGGCAACGCCCAATTAAAATGTGATGTATTTGCGTCGTAAGTTTTTGAATAGAAGTTACCACCATCATTCGCCATTACACGTTCAAAAATTCCATTTTCTGCTTTAGTTCCATATCTAACATCAATTACTC